GTCTGGCGCTTCGATGCCGGCGACTTCACCGGTGGCCTCGACATCGCCCAATACGTGCTGCAACACAAGATGGTCATGCCCGACCGCTTCGCCCGCACGCTTGGGTGTCTGGTCGCCGAAGAAGTCGCGACCGCCGCGTTCAAGGCGCAGAAGGTCGGCGAGCCTTTCGACTTGGCCGTCCTGCACCGCACCGCAGAACTGACCGACGCCGAAGACATGCCCGACCAAGCCCGCGCCAAGCTGTTCCTCGCCATGGGCCGCGCAACGCTGGAAGGCATCACCGACGAGCGCCCCGGCCAACTCGGTCAGGTGCAAGCCGGCATCGACCTGCTGAAAAAAGCCATCGACCTGCACGACGCCTGCGGTGGCAAAAAGGATCTGGAGCGGGCCGAACGCCTGCTCAACAAAATCGCTGCCGCTGGCAGCTAACCGAGCGTCCCCACGCACCCCGCCGGCTCGGGGCGGATCGGCCAGGCCGCTCCTCCTGAACGTGAAGCCCCGACCACCGGCGACCTACAACAGAGCGCAGATTCATGAGCGGATTCGTAGCGGGCGGCACCGGTGCCCCGGCCCCGAGCGGCCACATCAACACCGACCCCTTCTGGCCATCGATCGACCTCGACGACGTGCGCGGCACTTTGCGCATCGACTCCAGCGTCACGCCGATCCGACTGGAAACCGCGACCATCGCCGCCGCCATCAGCGTGAACCGCGAGTTCGCCACATGGCGCCGCGCCAAACAGGCCGAAGGCTACGCCACTCTCGCAGACGTACCCGCCGAGCAAATCGAGGACAAGTCTGAACTCATCCACCTCTACCAACGGGCGATCTACGCCGCGACCGGCGCGGAGATTTGCGAGCGTTACCGCTCCTACGACAGCACCAACAGCGGCAACCAGAATGCCGAAGAACTGACCCCAAGCATCGACGAACTGCGCCGCGACCAGCGCTGGGCCGTGCGCGACTTTCTCGGCCTCGGCCGTACCACTGTGGAGCTGATCTGATGGCCGTCAGCATCCGCGCCCAACAAAACGACACCGTCGATGCCCTGTGTTGGCGTCACTACGGCCGTACCGCTGGTGTCACCGAAGCAGTACTCGAAGCCAACCCCGGCCTTGCCGACCACGGCCCGACCTTGCCGCAAGGTCTCCTGGTGCAAATGCCAGAAGCCCAAGCCGCCGCCCCGCAACGGCAGATGGTGAACCTATGGGACTGAACAGCCCGCACCGCGCCCTTGAACCCAACCACTCTGGATCATGGAATGAAACGCATGCCTGACCGTCCCGACACCTGGGCCTGGCTCGCCGCCTGGCTCGAACAGAACTGGCCCGCCATTTACTCCGGCCTGCTGGCCGTGATCATTGCGAGCCTTCGCGTGATCTATGGCGGCGGCACCGTGCGCCGGATGGTGATCGAAGCTCCCCTTTGCGGCGCACTCGCTTTGTCCGCCAGTCACGGGCTGTCACTGCTGGGGATTCCAGCCTCGACTGCGCCGTTCTTCGGAGGCGTCATCGGGCTGCTCGGCGTCGAGGGCACTCGCGCTGCCGCCAAGAAGATTTTCAACCGCAAGGTAGAACAGCTATGACCACACTTCGCCACGGTGACCGCTCGCAAGCGGTGCGCAATCTGCAAAAGAGCCTCAACCAACACGGCGCCAAACTGAACGTCGATGGTGATTACGGCGACGCCACGGAACACGCCGTGCGCGCCTATCAAATCAAGGTTGGTTTGGTGGCTGATGGCGTCGCCGGCAGCAAAACACTGAGCGCGTTCACCGGCACCGACTGCCAGCAGTTGCTGAAAAACGCCGACCTGGTCAACGCTGCCGAACGCCTCAGCGTGCCGCTGGCCAGCGTGTACGCAGTCAATGAGGTGGAGTCGAAAGGAGCCGGCTTCCTCGACAACGGCAAACCGGTGATCCTGTTCGAGCGGCACATCATGTATCGCCAATTGGCGAAGGTTCGGCACGAAGGCGACGACCCCGCCGCGCTCAAACGCCACGCTGATCAGTTGGCCGCAAGCAACCCGGCCATCGTCAATCCGAAATCCGGTGGCTATGCCGGCGGCAGCGCCGAACACCAGCGCCTTGCGACCGCTCGCCTGATCGATGACACCGCCGCATTGGAATCCGCATCGTGGGGCGCGTTCCAGATCATGGGCTTTCACTGGCAGCGATTGGGCTACAGCAGCGTGCAAGACTTCGTCGCAGCCATGAGCGCGGGAGAATCGCAACAGTTCGACGCGTTCGTCCGCTTCATCGAGACCGATCCGGTACTGTATAAGGCGCTGAAGGGCCGCAAATGGGCCGAGTTTGCCAAGCTCTACAACGGACCGGATTACCAGCGAAACCTGTACGACATCAAACTCCAACGCGCCTACGAACGGCACGATAACTGCGGTTGCGGTCAGGCGGTGGCGGCGTGATCGACTTCGACGCGGTGCAGCGGCTGAATGTCCAGGACGGTGACCTGTTGGTAGTGCCAGAGAACAGCGATCAGCAGGACATGGTGCAGCTGCGCGACGCGCTCCGCATCCAGAACCCTCAGCGCAAAGTCATCATCATTCGCGGCCCGATCCAGCAAATGGACGTCGGCGACATGAATCAGCTTGGCTGGTACCGGGCGTGAGTACCTTGCGGCAGGCCTTGCTCGGTATTGCATTACTTGCAGCGCTTGGGCTGCTGATCTGGAGCCAGGAGCTGCGCATCAGCGGGGCGAACAAGGACACCCGACTGGCCGAGCAAGACGCCAGCCACGCCCGAGAACAAGCCGACCGTAACCTCGCCAACGCCAACGCGTTGCGCGACACCCTGCAACAGGAACGCAACGCCCAGACCACCCTGCGCGCGCAACAGGATCAACTGCGCCAAGGCCTGGCAAAGCGCGAACTCACCATTGAGGCTCTGAAACGTGAAAACGCCGACCTACGTGATTGGGCTACCCAGCTTTTGCCTGATGCTGCTCGCCGGCTGCGCGAGCGCCCCGCCATCACCGGCGCCAACGCTTATCGTCAGTGGCTGTCCGGCCGTGGTGCCGTGCACACTGCCGGCGACCAGCCCGCTCAGTAACGGTGATCAATTGACCGATCAAGATCGCGTCGAAGCTGCCTGGGCAGACTGTGCGAGCCAAGTAGATATGGTTTACCAACACCAGCAGGCCCGACCATGAACAAGCCCGACAGCCTCAAAGCGCACCTGCTCGCCACCGTGGCCGAACTCAAGCACAACCCCGACCGACTGTTGATCTTCATCGATAACGGCAAGATTCGCTGCACCGCCGCGCAGACGCTGTCGTTCGAGTACAGCTTCGACCTACAGGTCATCCTTACCGACTTCGCCGGTCACCCCGACAGCGTCATGCTGCCACTGCTGGGCTGGTTGAGCGTCCATCAATCCGAGTTATTGGAGAACCTGAGCAAGGCCGCTGACGGCATCCAATTCGAGGCTGACATTCTCGACAACAGTAAAGTGGATATGAGCCTGACACTGCCGCTGACTGAGCGTGTGGTGGTAGGTAAGGATGACCAAGGCAACACCACCATTCGACACCCTGGCGAGCCGCAACGGGCTGCTGACTTTCTTGATCCGAACTGGATACCAGGTGCGCAGGGTACCGGGAGCGAATGGGTGATGCCGAAATGACCAACCGACTGGAAGCGCTGGAGGACTGGGCAGCGGGATTGCTTGGGAAGCTTGAGCCGGCGTCGCGCAACAAGCTGGCCCGCAGTCTCGGTCAATCGCTACGACGCAGCCAGCAGCAACGAATCATTGCTCAGCAGAACCCGGATGGCAGCAAGTATGTGCCGCGCAAACAACGCAACCTACGTGGTAAGCAAGGACGAGTGAAACGGAAAGTGATGATGTTCCAAAAGCTGCGCACGGCGACCTTCCTGAAAGTTCAGGGTGACGGCAACGCTATCAGCATTGGATTCGCTGGCCGCATTGCACGTATTGCCCGAGTGCACCAATACGGCCTGCGAGACCGCGCCGAGAGCGGAGCAGCCCAAGTGAAATATGCCCAACGCGAAATTTTGGGCTTTGCTCCCGGCGACCTTGATTCAATACGAGATGAGCTATTGGCACACCTCAGCAAAGATCTGAGTTTTTAAAGCGCTCCTGTTCCCCTGAACGTCAATAGATGGCATAAAGCAGGCTTTTGCATCAAAAAGCCACTACAAGGGAGTAGCAATGGAGCGTGATGACACGGCAGTTGAAGTCAATGTCAACTTCACCAGCGAAGAGATACATAATAATATCGAGATAATCGAAGTAAAATACCAAACCACTTATTCCGAAGATACTCACTACCTACTTATTGAGACCAAACTGAAATCGAGCAATTGGTCTCTACAAGGTATTCCAAATTCAAGTTCCCGTATAACAGTCAGGGCCACTTACCTCTACGGAAGCCGTGGTGGTGTCAGATCAGGTCAATTTATCAGTGAGATGGGGGGAGAACTCAATTACAGTCAAAGGTCCGTAAAGCTGACGAACGGATCAGTTATGATTGATGGCAGCATGCGTGGACTACATGTAGGCACATATCTATTCCACAAGATTGTTTCATGGGCAAAACAGTTCGATCCCGCTTTTACCGTTGTACCCATATCAGTAATCTCCGGAGATGCAGATCGGGAGAACAAAGATCGCCGAAATAAGCTCTACACAAATTCAGGCATAAGATTCATCTGGGATGGTGCTGAGGGTATGGGAGGCCAATCCGACCCTACTCTAAAAATCTCCGAGCTTATACCTTATGCAAACTGGCCCAACATAACCAGAAACCATGGCCTGAGTGCTCTAGATAACATATGGCGGGATTTTTCGACGCTAAAAGAAAAATCACGTGGACTTAGGGCATCTAAGAGATATTACCGGAGAGAATACGAAACTATTAGAGCACGTCTGCGTGCTATCGCAGGTTTCCTAAATTTCCCTGGATACATTTTTTGTATCTTGCTCGGGCTGGCCATCGGAAGAGCTCTAGGGTGGTATCAAGGATCTTAAAAAGCTCCTCACCGTTCTCATGTAATCAAAAGAATTACAACTTGCTACTGCTGCGGTCACGCACACATGGCGCCACCATCGGCGCCATGAACGACTTAGCCACCCTCGCCCGCCTGATCGAAAACCTCATCCGCCTCGGTACCATCGCTGCCGTCCAGATGAAGCCCCCGCGCGTGCAGGTCAAAACCGGAACTCTCTCCACCGGCTGGCTCCCATGGGTCGCCGCCCGAGCCGGGGCCGACAGAGAGTGGAACCCACCCACCGAAGGCGAACAGGTCATCCTCTTCAGCCCATCCGGCCAACTCGGCAACGGCATCGTCCTGACCGGTCTGTTCAGTGACGACATGACGGCC